CCTCCATCCTGCTCCAATATTGTAAGTTTAAACGTACGCTTCTTTAGCTTTTTGAAACTTTCAAGGAGTTGCTCGTAGTATTTCATTCCTTATTATAGCAGGATAAAAAAAAGGCCCAAGCTAAGTTGGGCCTTAAGATTATATTCAATTAGAACATTAATCGATTATACTTCGCCACTTCCAATATGATCCATGAAATCGTAACGGAAGACTACTTCAATAGTGTGGAATTCGTTTGTGGAATAGTTAAACTCTGCCGTCTTCCAACTCTTTACCCAAACTCCATAACATTCAACAGAAGAATGAGGATTCATATTGTTTTGCAATTGTAAAATTGTCATCTTGTTAGCTTTAAAAGAACCTCCACCAGCAACTCCAGGAGCAGCATTCTTGGTCATTTCACCTGTTAAAGGATCATAAGTATCTTGGAACCACTGCCATAAAGTATTAGCTGCTTCTTTCAAGTACAAATTATCGAAAGTGACAGTAACTTCCTCAGGAGTAGCTTTACCTGGATAATAAATCTTATCATTTACCCTATCAATAACTATATCTTCTACGGTCATGCCTACTTGACTCACTTGCTTTGCAGCTATAGTAAGGTCATCCGCAACTCCAGGCCCTCCCGGTACCCCCTGAAACTGAATTTCAAATTGATATGCTCTTACTGAATCAAGGTCCGTTGAAACTGTAGGTAAGCCCTTTCCAGGAGTGAAAGGTCTTATGCCCTTATATACTGATCGTGCTACCATAATTTATTAGCCTCCTAATTGTGCTGATTGGTTGGTAAGGTTAATCTCGAAAATCAAGATTTCTGCTGCTTTAGTAGGCTTCAGGAGAACCTTACACCACAACTCATTTCTATCTACCCTAGCTGGCGTGTTGGTTGATTCATCACAAACCACACGGAACTCTATAATTCCTCTCCGCCGCTTAATATCATCAAGGAAGGGGTTGAGAACTTGCTCAATTTGTTCCCAAAGAATCTCATCATTAGGCTCAAATACAAATTGTCTAGTAGATTGTAAAATCACCTTGCGGAGGAAAATCATCAATCGCCGCACATTAACTCTATCAAGAGCAGAAGGGTTACGAGTTGTAGTCCTTTGACCAAAGATCGTAATTCCTTGCTGCACAAAATTAACAATCGGATTAACCACGTTGCCGCCAGAATACATAGAATCCCTATCACCTTGGTTAAGGCGAACTTCCACATCACTTGGCTTGGTTAAGCGGCCTCTGAGAAATCCCGCAGGAGCAAACCAAGGATCTGACACATTGTCAGTGTAAGCCATTTGCCTCAGGGCAAAAATTGTAGGATCGAACCAACGATCAATACCGTCATGCACACTAAAGACCTTTACCCAAGGCCAATATATAGCTGCATAAGTATTATTAATTGCTGAACTTCTACTAGTGGCTAAACCATTTGTCCAATCAATAGCATCTTGCACTGAGCCTACGGCATAGGGAGGAGCCACAACTGCCATAAAGTTTTGAGATGTTTCTGCTAAGGTGATTAAAGCATTTTGAACAGCTTCTCTAGTATAACCAGGCACCGCAGCTAAAGAAATGTTAAGAACATCATCATCGAAGGCTTGCATTCCTGTCTTAGTCGCTCCAGTCGCATCTCCAATTAAAGCGGTATCATTTTCAGAGTTACTGCCCGTGCCATTAGTGCCTCCAATTAATCCATAAGTACCTTCGATTGCTTTAACGAACCTACCACCGCCGCCGTAAGCACCAACCGTTGTGGGACCAACTACCGCTTGATTAACAGCGCCAGTATCTGGATACTTATACGTAATTTGAAGGTGGGTACCTTGTGTGCCTAGAGAAGAAACTTGATTAACAAAGTTTGAAAGTTCGTTAACAGCGAAATTAGTACCAGAGGCTATTATATTGCCTTTAATAACACCTGATCTTAGATTTGATGTTGACCCTGTATTAATTCCTGCCGTTACATTCTCAATAAAGTTCTTATACTGCACTAATGAAACTCTAAACGTCTCCTGTGCTACACCGTCTTCATTAACAATTACATCAAAATATTCTCCATTGATATTATTAATTGTAATACTATTACCGCTGGTATCCCCATTAGACTTAGTACCGAGGTTATACCCAGTTCCAGGATACAAAGATTCAACTAAATATCCAAATCCTGACGTAGAGGACGCACTACCATACTGACTTCCGTAAACCGTTAAAGAACTTGCGTGCTTATTAATACTAGCAGCACCTATGCCTGCCCCTCCACCGGACACAGTTCCCGAAGCAGGGTTAACCGCCGCCAAGATCATAGCTCCATTAGTAATCCCTGGAGTAAATCCGACAATACCAGAATAAGCGGAAATGCTAAGAGAAGCTCCAGAACCTGCATAGCGACCTGTAATAAAGCCAGAAGCATTTGTAGCGGTATCAAAATGAACTCCTACGTGCCCAGTTTGAAGAGCACCTCCAATAACTTTTTTCAACGCTGGTCCCTGACTAGAGGCATTACTATCTACTGTCCAAGTACTAGACGCTACTGTAAATTCTTTAGGAGTAGTAAATTTTGAAGTACCTTGATTGTCAGTTACTTGAATTCTAAACATGTAACTAGTAGAATTGTTCGCGGGCGAACCTCCAGCCGCCGCCGTTCCAATATAAGCATTAGATACCGCTACCGCAGGGCAAGAACCAAAATCAATAGAAGCAGATGCGTCAGCAGCAGACGATCCTGCCGCTCGGACAAAATACATGCTATTTGTAGTCTCTAATATTTCTAAGGCACCTTCCAGTGCTTGGCCTTCTATATTCTCATTTGGAAAACCAAAATTGTCAATTAGTCTATTAGGACTTGTAATTAATGTAGCTTTATTGGTAGGACCTTTTGATGCAAATCCAACCAAGCCAACTACAGAAGAGTTAACGGAAGGAGCATATTGTGAGAAATCCTTCTCTATTACATAAACACCTGGACTTACATATGATGGCATAAATTATCTCCTAAACGTCTCTCATCTTAATCATCCTTCTTTCGTGGAGTAACTTTAATTGAGGGGTTACTCCCGCAGAAGGGATCTTAATTGTTTCTTTTGGTAGAAGCCAATGAGTATCAACTTCACCTGACTCTGTTCTAAAATAAATCTCTAACGACTGAAGACATTCATTTCTTATTGCTTTTTGAGGAATATATTGTGGAACTTTTACAGGCTCAGTTTTTGGAACTGGCTCAGGTTTAGTAGGTTTTACTTGTTTTGTCTGCATTATAAACTCCTCTATAATATTTAGCCATATTACATAAAAGTGTGGACAATATTTTTAATTTTTATACAAACTAGCTAAAGCATTGAATGTTTCTATTTTCCCAGTTGACGTTATTAAAAATTTAGGACTAGGAATATAAGTCTCTACACTTATAGTTAACATTTTTCTAACCACTCTATCGGCAGTATCTCCAACCTCTAATTGAGAGCTATCTTCCTCCGCAATAATATACCCCTTCGTTCTAGTACTAAATGGAGTATCAATATTAGCCTCTGGGTTAAAATTAATTCTAGCCTGTTCTAATAATTGATCAATGTCCGCTCTGTACTTACACCAAAAATTAATATTATAATTTATGTTAATAGGTCGCGGGACAAAACTTAAAATCCTAAAAGCTCTTTCTTTACTAGTATCCCAGTACTTTTCATTAATTAAAAGGGGAGTATATCTCCTTCTTTTATCATCATTATCACTTGTGGTTTGAGTGACCGTAATAACTGGAAGAATAATATTATCTTCTTGTTTCATTTTGGCTACTACACGCTCAGGATTTCCGTGCATACACTTGACTGCAACCAACTTTTCTTCTGAATCAAGAATGGAAAGACTGCCAAATAAATGAATTACTGCCCTTAACGTCTCTTTGTATATTCTTGGAATATTACTTTCTTTTTTGTAAAGGTTAAATAATTGCTCTCTAAGTTTTTTGAACCTGTTAGAATTTCTCAATGTTGAATTAAATGCAAAAGCAGACTCTCTCTCAGACGCACCTACAGTCTCAATTGTTTCTTGTAAGTCTATTAGAATAGAACTAGTTGAAGCATTATTAACCAGGGATTGAGGATTTACTTTAGCCATTATACTTCACTCTCCTGCCCCTCGTAACCTCCCAAGAAATCTGACGTATCAACCAAGGGAGTATCTTGAATTTCCACAGAATCCCTGAGAAGCCTAGCACTACAATTTAAATGGTAAACTCCATATGCCTCAAAAGCATCTTCCTGAACCTCAAAGATTTCATACTTTTGGTTCTGGAACGCTGGCTTTATAATATCTCCAGGGATTACTTCTCTTCCTAATTTCTGCTTAATGTAACTTTTATTGAAGATAAAAATTTGATCATTAGTTAACTCAATACCAAACTCAGTAAGGTTCTCTTCCAAGACTTTAGGATCATAATGTCCATGCACTAGCATTGGTTCTGAATGAATCGCCTTGTTCTTGATCTCCAAATAAACATCATCGTATTCATCTTCGCCTCTAAAGAATTTATAAAAATAAAGCTTCGATCCTCCAAGTCTAATGATCTCATCATCAACCAGATTAAATAAATTTATATCAGGATTGGTTGGATCAAATAAACTAAGCTCGCTATCCTCATGATCAATATCAGGGATCATGGGCATAGGAGTGGTTACTTTGTAATTCTTATCCATTTGCTTGATCTCTTGCTACTCTTCCAACGTTAGTAATTCTTCCTGTTCTACCAATGTGTCCTAACCTTTTTTGAAGCTCTTTAACATCTATACCAAGCCTAGCTGCTAATGTCTCCTCTGGTGATAAGGGCTTAGATTCTCCAGTGGATGCTTCAGGCCGCCACGGGTCGGATCTCCTCGGCCTCAAGGGATCAAACCGTAATCCAACTCTTACTTCCCCTAGCAATTTTGCCATTCTAAGGTAAGTGGGTTGTGCATTTGCGTTCAATTCAGCCCGTCTTTGTGCTTTACGTTCTTTTCGATTCGTTTGAACGTTCTGTTGGTTAACTAAAGCTATATTGTCTTGATCCTTTTGCTCTTCTGATCTAGAATCAAACCACTCTGGTCTTGCTTTTAAGTTAGGGGATACTACACCCGCCGCCTGATCTGCTCTAAAGAAGGCTTTAAGACCTGAATCGTGCTTTTTACCTCCGACTGCTACTGACCTTCCTCCGCTCCTACTTAGGTTGCGTCTAGTTCTAGTAATTCTAGTTGAAAGAATTTGATTTACAATATCATGTCGGCCCGCCGCCGCCGCTGCACTAAGAACACTCCCTACCCGACCTCTGTTAACATTTAAAAAACGTCTTAATTTATTTGCGTCAAGAACTCTGTTGCCAGTAGGATTTGGTAATGTAATCCTAGGTTTAATCCTCTCTTCCCATATTATTTTAATCTCTTCTCTGAAATTCATATTATTATCCTAATTAGAACATAGTGAAGACTGGTGGATCTTCAATTTCTTGTATAAGTTGCTCCTCCAATTGCTGCATTTCCTGAGCACTTTCTTGTTTAAGAGCAGCACCATTTAACTGGGCTCCCCCTCCTGGAGAAGGTAACATGGAATACTTACTCCTAATCTCTCCTAAAATGCCTTTAGAAACTGCAAGCGCATACTTTTGAATCCAATTTCTATAAGCAGGATGGATAGTATTAGAATCTAATGCTCTATATTCTAGAATAACCTCTTGAGTAGTTTGAACTGGTTTTGGAGAAAGTTGTAAATATTTATTATTTATAACATCAAAGGAACCTTCTTGAGATAATACTTTTCGCATCATTTCTAGATGAGATTGCAATAAGTAAAACTCACCTACTTGAAAGCCTCCAAACAAATGATTATCTTGGAAATACTTAATAAAGAAATCAAACTCCAATGTTCCTGCCTGCGATTGAATACTAAGAAGAGTTTTCTTGTAAACAACATAAGTTAAGTTATTTAGAATAAAAGCAGGGATCTCATATAAGTTGCAAGACGCTGAAGCTTCAAAAGTAGCGAATTGCTTAGTCCATACTGGAGCATGATAAGAAAGCTTAGTAGTAGCTTCATCAGTAGCAATTTTTAATTGTAAAGGAGCTAACTCCACCCTCACCACAGGATGGCCCAATCTAGAAAGAATATAATCTTTGATAGTAGTTTCAAAAGAATTAAATTCTACACCATCTACAAGTGTATTTTTATTAAGTTTATCTTGGTCAATATCACCAGTAGAAACTTGATCAGTAAGAAGATGCCCTTTAAACGTGCCAAAAGAATCTCCGTAAGAAGTAACCCTTGGACGCATAGGCCCAGCAGGAGTAGCTTGATGTACCATAAATAAATCCCTCTTATTTATATACCTCTATACGAGAAAAGGTTGAGAG